GTGCATGATAAGGGTTTGATCAAATACTGTATAATCAGGCATAATTCCAATAGCCTCTTTAACATCATTCAATATACTGCTGTTATTCACGGTTATCTCCTTTCTGCCAGTTAACGTTTCCAAGGACAAGTATCGTTGGGTCTACGCTCAATTGGCTCAGTAATAAGAATGCTTTCATCTCCGTAATGAATAGCGTTGTGTGTGATTAGACTTGTCGAAATGACATTCTCAGGATCAAATACTTTCGTATCTCTTTGTTCTATGTCACATAACGCAATCGGATTGATGTGATGTATCAGAATCTTCCCTTGAATTTCATAACCCGGAGTCGCCAAGTCGCATCCATTGTCTCGTATTACAATGTTTCTCCGGAATCTTCGCCACTCTGATGACTGATATAGAATCTGATTGAGATAACGATCGTATCCGAAAGTTTTATCTCCAATTGTTCCGTTTAATTTCAAGTATCGGTACCGATCTATAAATCGTGGTAGTTTAACCAATTCCGAATAGGATCTATCATAATTCTTCATATTCGTTAACATCTCCATGTCCAGCATAATCACGCATTGCTTTGATGGCATTCGCATAAAGGTCTTTCATTTCTTCACTGGACTGGTAAGCTTTGGCTTTGGCTTCAAGAA